AAGATATTATATATAATAAATTATATATGTTCTATTATAGAAATAATAAGTAATTTAAAATAAAAATATTAAATAATTTGATATTAAAAATTATTTAATATCAGAAATGAGGTGAAGTAGTATTGAAATTAAATGCAAGACAAAAGGCTTTTTGTGAATTTTATGTGGCATCTGGAAATGCTACTGAAGCTGCAATAAAAGCTGGATATAAAGAAAAGTATGCTGGAGTAAATGCTGATAAATTACTAAAAAATACTAATATTCAAAAATATATTGAAGAATTGCAAGAAAAAGCAAAAGGCAATAGAATTATGACAGCAATAGAGAGAAGAGAGTTCTTAACATCAATGATAAAAGATGGAGCTGTTAAAGATACTGATAGATTAAAAGCATTAGATATATTAAACAAAATGGATGGAGAGTATACTCAAAAGGTTGAGGTAAATGGCAATATAAACTCCAATCCATTTTCTAACCTTACAACAGAGGAGTTAAAGAAAATTATAAAAGATTAAGTATGAAAAATTCTTTAGTTCCATAAGTCTTTTATACAAACTTTTCTAAAAGCTAATCCAAAAGGAGTTAATTTAAAACAAAAATTTCTAGTTTCAATATTGTATGATTGTTTTAATTTAGAAACTATTTCTGAATTTTTAAATTCTTCATAAAAAATATCAAAACTAATATATTCATTATATTTTATTTGGATCAATCCTAATCTCTCTAAATTATTAATTGAAATCTCATTTAAAATATAATCTTGGAAATAATAATTCTTATAAAATAATTCTATTAGAATTTCAAGACTTTCATCTTGATTTCTTTTAATGACAGACATAGCAGGATTTCCTCCATGATGAAAAAAAGTTTTGAAAAGTTTAGCATCATAAGGAGTAAGTTGTTTTATGATTTCAACAAAGCTATTTTGGATACTGGTGTTATAATCACTATCCATTGAAGCAGCTATAAGATTAGAGAACATTTCTCTTATTTCCTCTTCTTCAATATAAAATTTAGAAGCTTCTAAGGTTGGACCTAATATACTCATTTTAGGTTCTTGGAGATTTTTGTCAGGAATTTTAGAAATTTTTTCAGCTATTGAAGGAATAAATTTTTCTTCCATAATCAATCTCCTTTTCTCAGACCATGAATGGATACAATGACCAATTGCACCATTCCATAAGTCAACTAAACTATTAACAATGCCAACTGAAGCTGCTTTTACAGTTAATGTTGTTGCACCTGAGATAAGTATAGTTGTAATTGTTTGTTGATCTAACATATTATCACCTCAAAATTTTTAAATAATATACATTGTATCAAAGGAGAATGAAAATGTTAAGAATAATTTTAATTAGTATCATAACATCATATTTGGTAGTAAAAATATGTGATTTTTTTAGTAAAAAATAAGGAGAATATATAATGACTTATAATAAAGAATTGATAAAACTAGAAGCCAAAAAAGAATTAGCTAGAAGAGATTTTTGGTATTATTGTAAATTACTAGGTAAAAAAGATTTTTACAATGATAAAAAAGAATATTTAAAAGATTTATGTAATCAGTTACAAAGTTTTATTGATTCTAATAAAAAGATATTAGTTATTAATATGCCTCCAAGATTTGGTAAATCTTACACAGCAACCTTATTTGTTCAGTGGCTACTAGGAAGAAATAACAAATTAAAAATTATGACTGGATCATATAATGAAACTCTTTCTTCTACATTTGCTAAGCAAGTAAGAGATATGATAGCAACAGAACAAACACAAGGAGTAACAGTTTATAGAGATATATTCCCAGATACCAAAATAAAATATGGTGAAGCATCAATGAATAAGTGGGCTTTGGAAGGAAGTCAAGTTGCAAATTATTTGGCTACATCTCCAACAGGAACTGCAACAGGATTTGGAGCAGATTTAATAGTTATAGATGACTTAATAAAAAACTCTGAGGAAGCATATAACTCTAATGTCCTTGAAAAGCATATTGATTGGTTTACTAATACTATGTTATCAAGAACAGAAAAAGGTTTTAAATTAATAATTATAATGACCAGGTGGGCAAGTAATGACCTAGCTGGTTTTATTTTATCTAATTATGATGATGTGGTTCATATAAATTATAAAGCTATCAATGATGATGGAACTCCACTTGATGAAGGAACATTATCACTTGAGGATTTTGAGTTTAAAACTAAGAATATGGCAAAAGAAATTGTATATGCCAACTATCAGCAAGAGCCAATAGATATCAAAGGTAGATTATATAGTGAGTTTAAAACTTATGTTGATTTACCAAAAGAAAAGATTGTTAAAATATCTGCCTATTGTGATACAGCAGATACTGGAGAAGATTTTCTATGCAATATCATTTATGCAGATTGCAAGGATAGTGCTTATATTTTAGATGTTATTTATACCAAAGAAGCTATGGAAATAACAGAGCCTATGGTTGCAGAAGCATATAAGAAATTTAATGTAAATATTGCAGATATAGAAAGCAACAATGGTGGAAGAGCATTTGCAAGGAATGTTGAGAGAATAACAAGAGATAAAGGAAATTACAAGACAGTTGTTAAATGGTTTCATCAATCAGGAAATAAGATTGCAAGAATATTATCAAATAGTGCTTGGGTAAATAATAATATTTATATGCCTGTTGACTGGAAAAATAAATGGCCAGAATTTGCAAAGGATATTATTTCTTATCAAAAAGAAGGTAAGAATAAGCATGATGATGGACCAGATACTTTAACTGGTATTGCTGAGAAATGTAATAAAATATCAGGATTATCTTTTGAATAGGAGTTAATAATGTGGGAATGGATAAAAAAACTATTTAAAAAACCAAAGGTGGAAAATATGGAGATTAGAAAACTTGAATATTTAATAAGTCAATGGCTTTCTTCAAAAACTAGAATGGACCAGGTAAATGGAGAAAGATATTATAAAGGAAGTCATGACATATTAAGTAAAAAAAGGAAAGCAATAGTTGAAGGTGGTAGATTAGAAGAAATAAATAATTTAGTCAATTCCAAACTTGTGGATAACCAATATTCAAAAATGGTTGACCAAAAAGTTAATTATCTTTTGGCTAAGAAACCAACTTTTGTTTGTAAAAATGAAAATGTTTTAAAATTATTTGGTAATAAGTTTCTAAGGACTTTAAGAAATTTAGGAGAAGATAGCTTAAATGGTGGAATAGGTTGGATATATCCATATTTTAACCAAAAAGGTGAATTACAATTTAGAAAATTTGAACCTTCTGAAATATTACCAATATGGACAGATAACAATAAAGATGAATTAGAATTGGTTATTAGATTATATGAGGTCTTAGAGTTTCAACATAATAGTTTAGTTCCAGTTAGAAAAGTAGAAGTTTACTCAGGAAGTGGAGTAGACTTTTTTATTTGGAACGATAGTTTAAAACCTTTAGGACATTCAGATTATATAGCTATAGGAGAAGAAACATATAACTGGGGAAAAGTTCCATTAATTCCTTTTAGAAGCAACAACTTAGAGCAACCTTTGATATGTAGAGTTAAGTGCTTACAAGATGCCTTAAATGAGATAATCTCTAAATTTCAAGATAATATGATGGAAGATGCAGGAAGTACAATTTTAATCTTAACTAATTATGATGGAGAGAATTTAGGAGAGTTTAGAAGAAACTTAGCAACATACAGAGCCGTAAAAGTTACTAATACTGATGGTGGAAAAGGTGGACTTGAAGCTTTACAGATAGAAGTTAACTCTGAAAACTATGCTTTAATAATTAAATTACTTAAAAAAGCAATAATAGAAAATGCAAGAGGCTTTGATGCTAAAGATGAAAGGCTTGGAAATAATCCTAATGAGATGAATATTCAATCTATGTATTCTGATATAGATTTAGATGCTAATCAAATGGAAGTAGAATTTCAAGCTTCTTTTGAAGAATTGATGTGGTTTATAAATAAAGCTTTAAATATTAATGAAACTCTTGAAATAGTTTTTAATAGAGATGTTTTAGTAAATGAATCTGAAACAATTAATAATTGTAAGTCTAGTGTTGGTATCATATCTCAAAAAACTAT